GACCGCGCGGTTGATGAGCAGTAAGGTTTTCTGCGAGAGCGGCAGATACCCAGCGGGCGGGGTGTCAACGAATGCGTCTGTTTCAGTTTTCATGGTTGTCATTTTCGGTAGAGTAGTTTTTCGAGCGTGTTCAGATCCTCCTTGGAGATGTCTTTGCCGATGAGCGCGCTTCGGCCACGGTGCGTGACGCGGGCGAACTGTGCCTTCTTGGCGACATCGACCATCGCTTCGTGACCGAGCAGAGCCCCGCGCGCGTAGCTGATCGGCGCGTCCGGAAGCTTGGAGTAGAGCGTCGGGTCATCGTAGAGCGCGGCATCTGCGGTAGCGGCTTCGTGGAAGCACCAGGTTGTGACCTGGGGATTGCGAATCCAGCCAAGCAGGGGATGTCCGAGAGCGATCAGCACGGCGGCCTTGCGCGTGTTCGTGATCCGGCAGGCTGGCCCGTAGTGCGCTTGCAGGCCTCGCCCGTGGTGGATCATCTGCTTGAGCGTGGAGAACTCGCGGAACGCATTCGCACAGACCGTCACCGGGTCGTTCGGATTGCGCTGCTGAAAAACCGTGTCGTGGAAAAGCCGCGCGATTTTCTGCGGTGAGTTGCCGGCAAGGTCCGGCTGGTGGAAATGCCAGATGACGCGCACGCCCTTGATGCCGTCGCCTGCCTGCGTGGAATATGGATTGGCCGGGTGCAGCGGCACGTCCATCGCGTAGATCGTCGCCGCGCATGGCAGGTTGTCGATGTCGCCTGTTTGGCCATCGACAACCGAGAGCGAATAGCGTGGAACCACGCTTGGTTTCATATATGCCATAATTGGTGGGGGTCAGGTCAGGCGGTGATGCCGACGTGATTTTCGAACGCGACCTCGATGCGCACGTAATCCTCGTTCGTCTTGGTGACCGAGACGCTTTCGACGATGGAGAGCGTGCCGACCGCGCCTTTCAGGTAATCGGTCGGCGCATCGGAAAGCGTGATGCTCGCGGCGAGCGTGCCGGTGAATGGCGTGTTGGTCGGCAGGAAGCCGGAGAGCGTGCCTTCGATGCGCTCGTTGTAATACGCCTTGGCCACGGCGTCGCCGTCAGCATCCGCGATGACTTTCTTGTCCTGCGCGTAGTTCCACGTGCTGCCGTCCGAGATGATCCCGGTTTGCGTGGTCAGTCCGAAAGGGGCGGCGGTTCCAAATTGCGTTGCCATGCCCCTGCGGACATGTCAAATCCAGCGCTTGCCTATTACACCCGCGTCACCAGGCACTCGGCGGAAAATTTCACTTCCACGATGTTCTCATCCCACTCTTCTTCCGAGCCACGATAGAGCCAGTGGTCGATGCGGATGCCATCATCACAGACCAGCCGGACGCCTGCCGGGTCGTTGAGTAGCGTTTCTATGGTATCGGCCCAGTCGTCGATGGTGTCCGCCGTCTCATCCCCTGCATGGCTCCGTAGGGTGATCTCCACCTCGGTGCGCATGACGTTGGGCAAGCTCACGCTGTGCGGCTCGGCGCTGGTCACATCCACCGCGATGGTCGGCAGCGCGACATCCTCCCGGCGTTTCGCGTCGACGATGGCAATGGTTTCGTCCGGCGACATCTCGTTCAGATAGTCCACCAGCCCGGCGATGAGTCTTTTGGTTGTGTTCATGATGCTTGAGCCAACTTCTTTGTCTGCTTGTCAACAATGATGCGCATTCGCTTGATGCCGTTTGTCCTGCCTGCACGCAAAGCTGCCGCGACATCGCGCTGCTTCTGCACGCCGGTCAGGTATGGCGTATTGTTCGCCAGCTCCACTTTCGCGTTTAGCCCGCGATCCATAACCGTTGCCGACGCCCATCCGCTGCCGACGTGACGCTGTATCCATCGCCCGATTTTTGACGCCTTGCCGACGCCCAACGAGTTACCCGCCGCGATCCATGCCGCCTTCGCCCGGCCTGCTTTCGCCTGCTGCTCTTTCGCGTAGCGGTCGCGCTCATCTTCCGGGATCAGTCCGCGCCACCAGTTGCCCTTCTCCTTGCGGAACTTCCGGCCACGAATCCGACCGTTTCGGCGAAGCGCGTAGTGGGATGATTTCAGGTCCGTGCTTTCCGGGTATGCGCCCAGGTTGATGCCGAACCAGACTTGCGCGACTTGCTTTTCGATGTTTTGCAGGAACTTCGCCGCCTTGCCTTTGTCGTTGATTCCATACGGCTGCATTTTGGTCGCCAGCTGGCGGCTGGTGGACAGCGCCATCTCTTTGATCCCGGTTTCAATCCCCTTCCCGGTCAACTGCTCAAACTTCCGCAGGAGCTGCTTCGTCTCGGATTGCCCGGCCACTGAAAATTTCATGTCCACACCCTGTGGAAATTGTCGAATTTTGCTCTTGGCATGCCGCCGGAAATGTGGAAATTTTCCGCACATGAACAAGCCAATGCTTCTCACCGACTACACCGGCGCGAACGTGCGCGGCTGGTTGATGAGTGAGAAGCTGGACGGCTGGCGCGTCTTGTGGGATGGCCAGAACTTCTTCAGCCGCGAACTTGGCTTGCTGGCAGCGCCGGAATGGTTCAAGGCCGGGATGCCCGCCGTGGCGCTCGACGGTGAGCTGTTCGCAGGCCGGGGCGAGTTCAATGCGATCCAAGGCATGATGCGCGACGGCTGGCATGGCCTGACGTTCCGGGTCTTCGACACCATCGCGCCCGGCGCTTACTCCATCCGCTTGCGCACGATCAAGGCGCTGGCGCTGCCCGCCCATGCCTCGGTTGTCGAGCAGGTCGAGATCAGCACCACGCTGGATGTGATCCGCGCGGCTGATGCTATCGTGGCCGCTGGCGGTGAGGGTGTCGTGGTCCGCAACCCGAAGGGGAAATACCTGCCCGGAGAGCGCACGAATGATGTGGTGCGCTGGGTGCCGCAGGACCCGGCCAAGAATCGCCGGAAGTCAGCGTGATTCGTTCGGATCGACCAGCGCGAAGTGGACGGCCACTGCCCCAGCTGTTACCTCGTTGATGCGGTATGGCTTGCCAGCGACCGTGCAGCGCGCGTTACGGAGTGATAGCGGGCTGGACACATCCGACGGCTGTGCGGTCGCCGTGGCGCGGATCTCCGGCTCGATGCCGCCCAGGGCGCCTTCGCCGCCGAGCCGCTCGTCGTTCCATACGACTTGGAACGTTTGGCCTGCAACGACCATCGTTTCGGTGCCAAGCAGCGCGTCAATTTCGTCGGCGGGCGCGTTCAGGAAATCATCAACCAAGCTCATGCCATTGTCACCTTGTCAATTCCGGCGCGGCGGTGGTCGCGGCGTCGTGCCGGTAGGTGTGCAGCACCCGGTCGATGTGATGGCCCGTGCGGATTCGCTGGCGTGCCTGGTGCGCCCAGATCGCGTCCTCGCCGTAGTTCGTGAAGCCGAAGACGCAGTCGGTGATCCGCTCTCTCTTCCACGCGCAAACATGCCACGGCGCACGCAGGGTGACGCCGCCGGGATTGAATGGCTGGTCGGTGTTGTTGATGCCGAAGACAACTTCGGACTCAAGGCCGTTGTAAATCGCCCGCTGCCGGAAGGTGATCACGTCCGCGCCGGTTTCGATGGCCGCAAGCAAGCGGGAAACGTAATCGTCTGCGATGTCATCGTCATCATCGACGAATGCCATATACTCACCGCATGCGATGTCCACCAGCGACTGCCGCTTTTCACCGATCGTGCGCTGCCGGTTGTCGCATAGTGCCAAGTGCTCAACTGGTTTTCCGGAACTTTGGTTCAGTATTTTTTGCGTAAGGCCATGCAAGGCGCTCGTCCGCTCCGGGATTGTCGGTGTGAGGATGCTCAGTTGTGGTTTCATTTTTTTTGAAGATGTTGACGTAGTTGGCGCGGAACTTTACGCCATCGACTTTTCGCGGGGTGTCGCCTTTTCCTGCGCTCATGGTTGTGGGTTGTTGACTTTGATCCAGCAGCGCCCCATCTGCGCCACCTCGTATCCGTTCGCGTCTGCGTGCTCGTGGACGGCCTTCTTGACTTCGTGCCATGGGTAATCGTGACCGGCGAAGATGCCGCCGGGTTTGAGCTTTGGCCACCATGCGGCGAGATCCTTGACGACGCTGTCGTAGTCATGAGCCGCGTCGATGAAGACGAAATCCAGCGTGCCGTCCCGGAACTCTGCGGCGGATTCCGCGCTGTCGCCGACGTGGATTCGGATCATATCCGCCACGCCTGCGGCCTCGATGTTCCGGCGGAAAACGTCCAGCATGCTGCCGCCGTGCGCTTCGACGATGGCAAGGTGGGATGGCTGATTCTGCTCGCCGCGCCATGTGTCGACGCAGTGGACCTCCACGCGCTTTCCGATGTCTTGCAGGCGTTGGCATAGCCAGACAATGCTCTGGCCCTGCCATGAGCCAACCTCGACAATTTCCGCGCCGTCTGGCAGTGCGCGCGCGATGTCGGCGTAAAATGGCCGGTAGTCGCACCAGCCTTCGACATCGTGCGATGTGCGGATGCCGTCGCGCAGCCGCTGTAGGATACCGTAGCCGGTGACGTAGTGATAGCGGTCGTTGGATCGCTCATAGGTGGCATCTGTCTCGGCCTTACCGAATGCCGGGTGCTGATGCTCGAACGTGATCCGGTCGCGTGCTTCTATCACAACCCGGTCACGCCATGCGCAGTCCGAGAACCAGTTGTCGCTGCACATCGAAAAGAACTCTGGGTGGAAAAGATAGCCTTGATCCTTGTATCGCGCGCGGGTCAGGATCGCCATGCAAAGCAGGCCGTCCGTCCGGTGGCCGTCATTGATCGCCAGCACGGCGGGTTTGCTGATGTCGCCGATGGCTTCAAGGATTGCGGTGTCCCAGCCTTTGGTTGGCTTCCAATCGTCCGAGAGCTGCACCAGCACGTCGCCCTTCGATAACTCCGCTGCGGCGTTCCACGCGGCGACAGGGCCGCCGTCTACGCGTGCCATGTATGCGGTCGGGAATCGCGCGTAGACTTCCGGCGCGTCGTCATCAGGATCGACGGCGAAGATGTGCTCAATCCGCTCCGGGTGGTCGGCCATGCGCAGCCATTCCATGCGCGCGCGGATCGCCTGCATGTGCCGGTTGCGGGTGGCGTGCAACAGGCTGATGGTCGGCATGCCGGATTGCACCAGTAGGTTGCCGCGCCGTGTGTCGGATTCGACGACTCGGCCATTGGCGCGGAGTGCCTGCAGGAACAGGTCGGTGCGGAAAAACCCGTAAAACATCCGGCGATGGTTCCAGCATGGATCGTCGGGCCATTGGCAGGCCATCATGTGCCGTGCGTAGTGCAAGGCACGCTCGGGTTGGTCGCATGACAGCGAAAGCGCGGTCAGCTCGTAGAGCGGCTCGGCCCGGGACGGGTCTTCGGCGAATGCTTGGGTGTAGATCGCGGCTTTGTCGGGTAGCTCTTCGGCCATCGTGGCGAGCGTCATGAATGTCTCGAATCGCTCGGCCTTTCCGCCTTCGGGATGCGCCAAGAACTTTTGCGCCAGCTCGACCGCCCGGGCGTCCTTCCGGCGCGCATACTCGGTCATCAGATAGAACGTGTGGCTGTGCGTCCGGTCGGCGTCCGGGATGCTTTCAAGAATCCGCAGGTTCCGGCTTTCGGTGTTGTCGCGGTCCGCCCTGGGCGCGTGGATGATGCGCACGCGGTCGGTCTGCGCCTGCGGTGCTTGCTCGCCGTCGATCCGCACAAGGTTTTCGTGCAGCGCGTTTTTCCACTCGTGCTTGCCGTTGTTGCGCCACGCGCGCTCGCGGTAGTTGGCGACCACGCCTTGCTCGCCGACGACGTAGGGGCAGCGGAGGATGTCATGGCCGGGCGGCATTTTCTCCAGCAGCTCCCGCAGGTGCTCCAACCCTTCGGCGGTATCGTCCATGTCGGCCCATACGATCCAGTCGCCGGTGCATAGCGCGGCGGATGCGTTGCGGGCGGCGGCGAAGTCATCGACGTGCGGCCAGTCGTTGTCGGGGGTGTTTTTGTATTCGCCAATCCCGCAGCCTCGCTCGGCAGCCATGTAAAGAGTGTTGTCCGGCGTTTGGCTGCCAACCGCGCGGACCATCACCACCTCGTCGAAGTGCGGCTTGAAGGTGTCGAGAAAGCGCTCCACGTCGCGCTCGCAGTTCCCGGTAATAACGGACAGACTCAGGCGGATCGGCTGTTTCATAATTGCTTACCGCAACCAATGTGCATTTGCAGTCGGATTGCAACAATAAAAAACCGCCGCCCGGGGTTTCCGAGCGGCGGTGACACAAACAAGCACCAGCACAGAGAGTGGTTAGTCAGCCTTGCGGAGCAGCCCGATGCCGAGGGTGAGCGCAGTAGCGAAGCCGAACAAACATTCGACGGATGCGAAGTGGCGGCCCTTGCCCGGGTTGAAGTGGCGGCGATAGGTGAATCCGAGTCCGGTTTCTTCGTCGACCACGGTTTCCACGGCCAAGTAGCTATCCCCAGCGTCCTGCGGCTGCAAGGTGCGGACGGCGAGCGCGATGGAGTCGGGGTGGGCCAAGAACCCGATGAGGGACAGCGTGCCGCCGAGGGGCAGCGCGTTGGTTTCGTAGGTGTTCATGCCGTAGAGGCGCGGGATGCGTGCCTCACGGACAGCTTCCGATCCGCCGAAGTTGAAAGCGTTGGTCACGTTGGAATCACCGAGCAGGCTCTGATACAGCTCCGAGCTTGCCACCAGCGAGACGTTTTCCATTGGCACTTGGCGGTCCACCAGAGTCTTGCGCGCGGCGCGAATCTGGGTGAGGCCGGTATTGGCGATGGAAACGGCGGTTGCAGCGGCATTGCCGAAGTTCGCAATGGAGAGCAACCCGAAGATGTTGCCGATGCACTTGCGAGCCAAGGCGCGGCCTTGGTTCTGCGCGAAGTTGATGATGTCCGAGCTGCCGCTGCTGGCGTATTGCACATCGGTGATGTCCACACCAACGATCTGGTGTTGGTCCAGATTCAGCGTTATCGCTGCGATGACGCCGCCTTCGGTTTCGTATGGAGAGCCACTGTTGTTCGCATACGCGAAGGTCGTGGTGGACAGCGCATCGACGCGCGGGATGATGATCGCATCACCTTTGCGGCGAGCTTCGGGTGAGTAAGACTTGCTGAACGCATTGAGCGGCGCGAGTCCTGCGGTGAACGCACGGAGAACTTCCTGCGTGTAAATTTTGTCTACGAATGTGGTAGCCATGGTAGTAGGTAGGTTGGTTGGTTATTGGGAGAGTTTGGTTTGTTCCGCGAGGATCGCCCTGCGGTGCTTTTGGTAGAATGCGGTTGCTTCAGCGCCTTTCAGTTCTTCGAACTGCTGGGTAAGTGTCTTCGCCTCGCCGCTGTCGCCAACGAGCGCGACCGGTTGCGGGTGGCCTTGCTGGGCGAGAAGCTCGGCGGCCTTGACTGCGGCCTTGGCGTCGATGTCCTCGGCCTGCTTTTCCAGCTCGGTGATCCGCTCGGCATTCGCCTCGATGGTCTTGCCGGACTCGTCCAGTTTCGCAGTCAGCTCGGCAACGTCGCTTTGCAGCTTCGCATTGACCTCGGCCAGCGGTGCCAGCTCGTCGATCCGCGATTGCGCGGCGGATAGATCGGCACGCAGGGTGTCGTTTTCGACAAGCGCGGCTTCTACCTTGGCGGCGGCTTCTTCGTTTCCGGGGAATAGTTTTGAAAGGATTCCGGTCATGCCCTTGGCGGGCGTGTCAAATGACAGCGCGTTTTTCGCGTCCGCTTCCTCTGGCTTTTTGCTGTAGTCGATAACCTCGGATACGAAGTTGGCGGCCATCGCTGCGTCAGCATCGAGCCAGGTTTCCGCAAACATCAGTTGCCGGATTTGGCCGGGGTCGCCGCCTGTGCGGTCGGCGTAGATATTGGCGATGTCGCGGCTGATACCGTCGAGCAAATCGGCGGTGCGTTTCATGTCGCGGCTGTCGCCCATTGCAATGCTGGATGCCTCATGGATCATGATGCGCGATTCCTTGGTCATGCGGCGGACATCACCGGCCATCAGGATCACGCTGCCCATGCTGGCGGCCATGCCGTTGACGGTGGTGACGATTTGCACGCCACGGTTGGACATCTCGCGGAGCGCCGAAAAAATTCGCTGCCCCTCGAAAACCGATCCGCCAGGGCTGTTTATTTCCACCTCGACGCTTTCCAGCGCGTCATCAGCAGCGCAAACGACGTCGCCGATACGCATCTGCGCGGCGACTGCGGCGGGTCCGTAAAGACGGCCCAGCTCTTCGATCAGCTTGTCGGCGGATTCCTTGTGGACGCCGTCATTCAGCTTCAGTTTCCCGGCTCGGTTCTCGATTTGAATTAGGTTCGTTTTCATCGTTTTCAGTGGGTCGTGGTTGCTGCATTTCGTTGGGCGTCAGCATCGCCATCTCGCGGTCATCGACCGGCACTCCGTAAAGTTCTGCGGCCTCGGCAGCAGCGAGTTTGCGAAGCGCCACCTCGGCTGCGCGTTCGCGGATGTGTTCCTCGTAGGTTTTCCCGCGCATGCTCACGATGTCGCGCATGTTGGCCGCGCCGATCTTCCACAGCGCCTCCAGCTCTTTCGTCACCCGGCCATCGTCAATCGTGAGCTTCGGCGGCGTGGAAAAATCCCACTTCCACCAGTCGGCGGATTGCGGCAGGTCGCCGCGCTTTTGCGCCTTGGCAATGGCATAGCCGACGATGCGCCGGGCGGCATAGAAGAGCATGTCTTGGCGGTCCTCAATGCTGCGTTGGGCCATCGCAATCTCCATGCGCTGCGCCGTGCCGCCGCCTGCCGCGTGGCCGGTATAAAACGCATACGGCCACGAAATCGCGGCGAAGGATGAGCGGAGCAAGCGGTCGTGGAAGTCCAAGAACGGATTGCCGGGGCGCGTGTTGTTCAGCGTCTCGATCTTCCCGCCGCTGTTGCTGCGGAAGTAGCGCACCGTGCCGCCGTCCATGGACTGAACGGTCATGCCGCCGCAGCCGCTGCCATTACCGACAAGCGCGTTGTATGGGTCATCGGGGTCAGGTCCGCCGTTGTCGTTGTATTCGATCAGGCTGATGCTGCTCATCTGGAGCATCGCCAGCCGCTCCCACTCGGTGCTCTGGAGAATGTCCCGGCAGTCGTTGATGCAGGGGGTCAGCGCTGTCAGCCCGCGTCCCTGGTATTGGAACTCCGGGTCGTAAAGGTGGATCATGTTCGACGCCGGAATCCACTCGGACAGGTTCCCGTCCTTGTCGAGAAACGCGTATTCCTTCGCCTCGCCGCTGGGCCAGTAGACGATCCCGTCTTGAATCTGCCCGCCGCGCACGTTGCCGCCTTCCTGCATGCCCGCAGGGGTGCCGATGCGGTGACTCGGGATGCCTTGGTATTTCGGGAATCCGTTGGCCGTTTGGGTCAGTAGGATGAATGCCTCGCCGTCCACGTCGATCGCCAGACTCCACGTCAGCAAGTTGGTTTTGAAATCGTGCATGCCACCGCGCGAGTCGCCGATGGCGTAAAACATGTTGGTCAGCCATGACGTCGCGGCGTTGCCAAACTCGGAATCGGAGCCGCGATAGATCGGGACGAATGCGCGGCCGACGGAATACATCCCGCGCTGGTTGATCGCGTTTTTGATCGGCCCGAGATTCAGGTAAATCCGGCGGGCGTGCGATTGCAGTTTCACGCGGTCGACCGCAGGGACAAGGTCCGAGATGTCCTTCTTCTCAATCGGCTCCCACGGGCGGTGGTAATTCTCATTGGCAGCCCGCGCCGCGCGCGTGGTCATCTGCCGTCCGAATTGGTCGAGAATGGTCATTGACTATCGGCGGGTGTCAAAACCTACCGACCGCCCGCGACTGGCTCGGGATGAATCCGGCGTCGAGCCACATGATCGCGTAGCGCAACGCGGTTTGCCGCTCGCCTTCGTGCATGCCTGCCAGTTTCGACATACTCACACCGTTCTTGTTGGCGTTCGTAATCAGGTCCATGCCGCCCTTGGTCAGCGCCCCGGTCATCGCGGCGTCGAACGCATTGCGGATCGCCAACACCCGCTGCGGGTTGCCGCGCGCGTAGTGAAAAAGGTTCTTGGCGACTTCGATTGTGGTGGCGGCCATCAGTCATGGCCGGCGTGTCAAACATCGAAACCGGGAATCAGCTTCATGATCATCGCCGCGACGATCTGCATGGCCTCACAGTCCCATGCGTGGTTGTCCTTTCTGAACTTCTTCCAGATGTATTGAGACTGCCGCGTTTTCGCGTTGATTACCTCCTCTTTCCTTTCTGAATCAATTTGCTTGATGTATTCGGGGGAAACGTCATCTGGCAGCATCCAAGCCGGACCCTTGCCCGTGCGGTATGCGAAAACGATGTCTTTGATCCGGTCGCTGCTCCAATTCGCAAAACGGCAGCTGGTGCCGTCCAGCGCAATGGCTTTTCCAAATCTCTGGTAAGGCCGCATCACAATTTTTCCGTCTTTCCTTTTCCATGGGAATGATTCAATCGCGCTGCCCTTGAGGGCGGTCCAGTCCCTTCTTGCACAAGCGGAATAAACGAAATCCTTGCCCCCGAAACCCGAGTCAACAAAGACCATTTTGGGGGATATCTTGTATTTCTCCGCGATTTGCTCGGCTTCGTAGAGCCCTTCAATTCGACCAAATGCGATCTTCATGCTTTCTCCGTTCGCTCGCCATGCGCGTATGACATACCAGAAATGGTCGCCTTGGCAGTCGATTGTCAGGAAACGCATCCGCGTCCCGTTGATCACGCACTCATCCTCAATCAACTTGCCGTCGGAGTATTCCGCCAAGGTGTAGCCATCACCAACCAGCTCTGTGCGGTTGTCGGTCAAGTCTTCTTCCCATGCCTCGGCGAGCCGCTTCTGAATGAACTGCCGCAGCGGGTCCAGATTGCCGACGCGCATCGCGGCCTTGGCTTCCAGCCAGAGCAGGACGATCTCCCACAGGGGTTTCCGCCAGTTGCAGAGCACGTTGTAATGGTAGCCGACATGTCCCGGCAAGCCGGTGGCGGTCGCGACGTAGGATGCCGACTCTGCCAGCGCCCGCCGCTGCTGTGCGTTGTCGCCGCAGGTCCAGTCGCAATCGTCGTTATCGCATTTCAACCGGGCGGCCTGCGCGCGGGTCAGGTTGTCCTGGGATTCGTCATCGTAGCCGACGACGTTGCACCATTTCCACGGCTGGACGATGCCGCAGCTCGGGCAGGGGAATGAAAACTCCCGGCGGTCGGTGTGCTCCCATGCTTTGTCCAACTCGTCGCCCTTCACGCCTGCTTGGGAGAGCAGGAACATCTGGCGGTTCCAGCGGTCGTGTAGCCGGCCCCGTGCTTCGTTGAGCATGCCGGGTTTGTATTGCCACGCCTCGTCACAAAAAACGCGGCGCATGGATTTGGATTGCAGGCCGGATAGGTTCGCCCCGGTGAGGAATAGGGACATCGCCGCCGAGAGAATCTGCATTTTCCGCTTTTTGTGCCGGTCGTGCGGCATCAGCAAGGCCGTTTCGGGAGTGTTGCGGATCATGAAATCCATCCGCGTTTCCGCCCAATCCTTCAAATCATCATCGGTCTGCCCGACGATCAGCGTGGGACCGGGGTCTTCGCTGAAGATGTAGGCCAGCCCGGCTTCCATGAACGTGGTCTTGCCTGTCCCGATGGGCGCGAGGAAAACGACCTCCTTGGCGTCGGCATTGGCGAGCACGTCGAGCGGTTCGCGCTGCCACGGTGCGTTCTCGATTTGAAACTTGGGCGTGAGTCCGTCTTGAATGACGACGCGGCCGGATGCCCATTCGCTTACTGGTCTTTTGAATCTTTCATGAAATCCAAAAGCGGCGGCCTTTATAAGCTCCATGTCTGGCTTTGGTCTATCCATGCGAGATCATTTTTTTGACCATGAACTCAACTTGTATTTGAGACAATGCGAACCATTCGCCTCTAACTCTTTGTTCTTTGAAATGCTTGTGCCAAGCCGATTCCATTTCAGACAATCCCGGCCATAATCCAACCATTTCAATTTCAGGTTCCTGTGATTGCAGTGTCCTTTCCCTAAATCTTGGAGTGTTGGAAACTCCTATCTTGTAAAGGTTGTTCCTCTTGTTTTTCATGAGGTAGAGCGCCCTTATGAATTGATTTTTCTTTTTAGGCATGACGCCCGTTTTTCCGTATATAGCTAAATCTTTGGCCATCTCTTTCAGTCTGCGCGATTCAATTAGTGCCTTTATCCTATCGACCGTAGGCACGCCGACCTTTTTTCTTGTTGTGTCTATTACTTCGGAAAAATCAAAAAGGCTTTTTTGTGTTTCAAGCACAGTAATCGCGCCGCTTAGTTTCGGCGAGTGCAGCCTGGTTAAGTGCCGTCCTATTTTTTCGTCATCGGTAATGTCGCAGCCTGCTTTCTGCCATCTTATCACGGTCCTCAATGATACCGAATATTTATCGGCAATGCGTTGATAAGTTTGCATTTTGCCTTCATGAGCAAAACCTTGGTCATCATTCAGCATTTTCATCTTGGTAAATTTTGGATTCTGAATTTGCTAAGTAAGAAAGTATTTCATCGACCTTTTCCCCGATTACTTTTTGCATTTGCTCTGGCGACATCCCCTCCATCATTGGTGCAAGATCGTTGGGTAGCCTCGCAATCATCGCGTTTACTGCTGACGTAATCCGCAAAAAAGACTCTTTAACGACCGCCCTTGAAACATATTTCCCCGCCGCCTCCCGCAGCTTGTAGGCGTTGAGCAGCCCGTCGATCTGGATCTTGACCGTCTGCGCTTGGTGCTTGTCGGTGGCTGCCGATAGCTGGCTGATGATCGACTCAATGTCGATCTGCGTGGGATCATCTCCCGGCGGCGTGATTAACGCGCTGGCCTTGGGTTGAAACTCAGGCTTCAGGTGCGGCGGCATGTTCCGCATGCGCCCCAGCTTTTTCCGCACGTCGTCATCCGACCAGATGTCCACGCCCGACCGCTCCCACGATTTCAAGGTGGGCATGCTGACACCGATTTCACCGGCGCGTTCCAGTTTGTTTTTGCGGGTCATGCGTTATTGCGAGCGAGTCTCAGTAAAACAGTTGCGGAAAAATGGCTCATTCGGGGAAAGCGGGATGAGCGGGAAC